GGAGTTAGGCCAAGTACAAATTCGTATTCATTCTCAGGCTTTGGTCTCATCATAATGTAGCACGGCTTTGTTATCTGAAGCATTTTACCGCCTTCAAGATTTACTTCAGTGACATCACCAATGATATCTTCGCCTGAAGAAAGTTTAATAATTTGTACGTTGGCCATAATAATATCCTATTTTTATTTCACTTTGATTTCTTTCGGTTTCTTCTCTTCAGGAATGATCCTCACAAGAGAAATATTCAACATACCATCAACGAAGTCTGCACCAGTTACTTCAACATCATCATTCAATGCGAAAGTGCGAGTGAAGTTTCTTGCTGCAATGCCTTTATGATAGTATTCTTTTTTGTCTTCGCCACGATCTTGAACACCTTGTACTACGAGCTTCTTGCCTTCGGGAACTACGTGAATGTTGAATTCATCCTTAGTAAATCCTGCCGCAGCAAGCTCGATGACAAACTCTTCATCGCTTTTTTTGACAATGTTGTATGGGGGATAGTTGCTTGAAAGCTCGGAAACATTTTCCAAGTTATTGAACATTCTATCAAAGCCCACTGTGAATGGACGAACATTATCTAAGATTTCGGCCATGTCGGCCACATTAAACTTACGAGTTACCATTTTACTTCTCCTATTAAGCGAGTTTTATGTGTGAGACCCTTACGGCGTCTCGGGTGGTGCTAATAACAAGCCCGCTGTTCCTTCTTTGTGAAGCGTCGGACTACGCTGACGACTTGCTATCAGCAATCTTATTTATACATCATTTAACTATAATACTAAACTTTTTTCGTATTGTCAATAGCTTCTATCAATATTCCACCAAAATCATACTTGTGCCATCTATGTACATGCGCTTTTTGATGGTGTAATTTGTGAAAGCCTTCACCTAATGTGAGCAATCCTACCCACATATCGTCATTAGCAACTCTGTTTCTATGTGAGTAGCTGAATACCAAACTTCCTATTAGTTTACTGAATCCTGCAGGCGCAAGATAAGCATAAACTACAGCAAACGGATCTATCAAATAAAGAATCGTGCCGTATGCAACAATCATGTGCCAATAATATTTAGTTTGTTTGCGATAGTCATCTTGTTTTAACAGATCACGAACATACTTAAATTCTATTGACGATAACACTTGTAGAAAATGCGCTCTGAACCAACCTTTGTGATAAGGACTGTGAGGATCTTTTTCTGTGTCAGTGTATAGATGATGTTCTCTATGGTTTGCTACCCAAACGATAGCAGGCCCATAAAAAGGTATGCCGCCAAAGAACAAAAAAACATTTCTTAGCCAATTAGGACAAGAAAATGCTCGATGAGATGCTAGTCTGTGATATCCTACAGTGATACTTAACATCATACAAAGGTAGACGATAAGCGTGATTGACCACTCTAATGCATTACCATATAGGAACATCAAACAAGTAGAAAGCATTGCCGTTACTTGTCCGACTAGCAACAAATACGGAAATACTTTCTTATTATTTAACATAGGTATTTCCTATCGTTTCTTCCCAATGTTATATTTTGGCACCAAGTTCCATTCACTTTTTTCTTTATAAGAAATTATTTTTACTTGACTCAATGGACACACATCAAGTTCTCCATCATTTAATACTTTAATTAATCCCCATTCCTGTAAAAGGTTTGCAATTGTATTTCTTCGCTGCAAATCGTTTTCAGTAAAGTCGGCTTCTTTGCCATCAAGAGCAAAAAGCTCTTTAAAATGCGTAATAAAATATCTACCTCGTTTATGTAGTATATGACAAGACTGATATAAAGTCTTGTCCTTTTTAGAAGCTACGCCTATACGTGAAAGAGTTTCTTTCACTTTTAAAAAATTTTCAGGATCTTCTAACAGAATTTCTAATGGTATATATCCATCGCAATCAATGTTAAAAAAATCATCTCGGTCAATCATTTCAATCTACCTTATTAATATAATTACAATCAAATGTATTTATAAATTTATAGATTGCCGCCCTTTGATCTAACTAAAATGTTTTTGATTTCTGTGATATTTTCATTGGTCAAAATTCTGAGGGCGTCTTTGGCTTTATTAAAGCTATACCCAAAATATTGCTGTATTGCATCTAAATCTTCTTCTTCAGATTTTATCCACTTATTATATCTCTTGCCTTTACGAACAACAGACCGAAGAAAATCATACTGCATTTTATTATCGATGTGCGGTCTAGCATTCATCTCATTTGCTGCTATCACTGTGTCTGCACCAAAAGCCATCGCACGGTTGACGATGAAGGCATTGTATTGCTTTTCGGATTCTTCATCAATTATGATACTGGCTTTACTATCAGTGATGCTATTGGTAAAATCAAATGGACTGATTTTTTTAATTTTTACATTAAATTCAGACTCGTCAATCTCAACAACAGGTGGTCCTAGTTCTTCCAAAAAGCTCATAGTTTATTTCCAAATAATTTTATTGCGACTGCCCACTCTTATAATAGAAGTAATTTCATCTGGCTTAAACTCAAGTAGTTGATTGTCATTGTGTATGTGTTCCCATTCTAATTGGCCACGGTCAGTTATATGTAGATCTTTTATCCAAAAGACATGTGTATATCCAGAATTGAAAACTATTTTTATTTTTATTTGTTTTTGAATTTTGGGCAACTTCATTTATCAATCCTTAAACTGTATACTTGCCATTATTTCTGTTAGACAAGCGGTGAGATTTATTTCCTGATCTGCAACAAAAGCTGACTTATATTGGTAGTCAGCAATCAACAGAACCATCTGTGGAACTGTTTTGATTTCAGGCAGTAGCGAATCATAAATATAACGAAATATGCCTTGTGGATCGCTATCAACATTGTTAGCTACCCACTGTCGCATCTTTTTCCAATCTTTATCCTTTAAAGATAAAATTAGTTCTTTAGTATTTATCTCTGCGAGATTGCTAAGAATTCCTTCGTCAATTGTACCCGATGAACTGTAACGCTGTAGCTCGTTGATAACTCGGCGATAGTCGGGAAAGTGCTTCATCAACAAATCTGCAAGTACAGGATCTTTGTATGTAACACCCTCGGTATCTAAAATAGTCTGCATGCGCTTCATGAACTTAGAAGCCAAAGCTGCCTTATCTTTCTTTTCGGACTTAAATTCAATCACAGTGGTTCGACTGTGAAGAGGTGCAATGATCTTTTGCTTATAATTACATGTAAATATGAATCGGCAGTTTTCAGAAAAAGTTTCAATAAATGAACGCAAAGCAGGCTGTACCGATTCACGATTGAGATAGTCAGCCTCATCAATTATTACAACTTTTGTTTTATTTTCAAAGCTGAATGCGCTTGCAAACTGCTTGATTTTGGTTCGAAGCGTATCAATTTGACGACCTTCATCTGAACCATTGATGATGATATAATCACAACCCATTTGTTCACACAAAGCACGAGCGACTGTAGTCTTGCCAGTACCTGCAGTGCCGCATAGAAGAAGGTTTGGTATTTCACCCTGGTTTAGAAACTTATTGAATGTCTGCTTGGTATCTTCAGGTAGGATACAATCATCGATTGTTTGGGGTCTGTATTTCTCGACCCAGAGGAAATGTTCTTGTTTCATTTGAAATATCCATAATATAATTTAAGAGCCAATTCTATTTCTCAGTTCACTTGAAGAGAAAGAATGGGAGCGGGTGTTATAATACGCAGGGACTAAACCTTTACCAGTGTAGTCTTTATTTTCGTATTCGACACCAAGTATTCTAACATGAAGTGGGAGTGTTTGCAAGAGAATAATCAAGTCATCTTCAGTAGAATATACGAGCGTCTCATCGACAAACTTACACCCTCGTACCTGTAGCTGTCTTTCTATTAGAGATTGAATGGGCTTGTTTTTCTCGGGTCTATCTATTGTAGGATCACTTTGAATGCCTACGATCAGATGGTCACATTGCTGTTTGGCTTCTTCGAGCATTGCAACATGACCAGCGTGAAACAAATCAAAGGTTGAACAAGTAAACCCAATTTTCATTATCCAAACCTTTCTTTAGTTTTTGTTCCATCAGAAAGGTCTAATACAATGTGACGTCCACGTTTAGGCTCAATCTTTTCCACTGTTTCTACTGGATAGTGTTCACATCCTTTGGTATAACCTTTAGGAGTGTCGATGACTTTAGCACCGCACTCCTCGCACAAAAATTTATTCACCTTCTGCTCCAAAAACATCTGCATCACCTGTCATCACTTTTTTGGCAAAGCTGATAGCAGGACCAGGACGAGAGTATATGTACTCTATTGTCTCGCCAAACTTATTAAACTCTACGACCCAACCATTGGTGGCTTCACGAATCTGAATTTCTAAACGATCTTCATTCATTAGGAGATCTCCGTAGATTTATCAAGTGCTAACCAGTACTTTACATCAGAGTTAGCATTAACAAGATGTATGAATTTCTTCTCAGAAACAATCGCCCTATAATCACCGGGAAGTACTTTTAGGTTTTCTACTTGAAGGTGTGCTGCAAAGGTCTTGTCACATGGACCAATAACTTGCTTGAAGCTATTGCTCTTGGGAGTTGCGGGATCCCCTACAGTCAATGTGGCAGTTGTGCCGTCAGAAATAACACTGACCATGGGTGCTGCTGTAATACCAGCTGCCTTCATTACCATGCTAAGATCATCGGCTGATAGATTAAATGAAAAGAAATCATCTACTTCAATCTGCTTATCAGGCGCTGCTGTAATAATTTCAGGATCAGCATAGTAGTATTCAAAAAGATTGCGATCTTTTGATACAGTGATTGATTCATCACCGAAAGAAACCTCTGTGTCTTCCATGAGAGTAAGAAGACCTAATAAGCTGTTTAGGTCATAGATGGCAAACTCACGATCAAAGGTTTCTGATACCGTGGCTCGTGCAAAAATATTCTTACCAGTACTAATCGTAGACAAGGTATTGCCCTGTCGAACAAGAATATTGGTGTTGACTGCCGCAAAGTTTTTGAGAACAGAAAGAGTATCGTTACTTATTTTCATAATATATTTCCATAAAGTTAATATTGTCTATACAGTATACAGACACCATAATAAAAAGTCAAGTCATTTTTAAAAACTATTCTCCACTATATTTAAACTCAAATCTATACCATCTTGTTCACATCGGTAAACAATGCCAGCGGCTTCCCATATAGGCTGACCTTGGTTATAAAAAGGTGTGTATGTGTGTTGATTTTCTGCGCTCTGTCTTAGAGTCTTGGTCAATCCATCTTCAGAAATGATTTCTAGAGTTGCAATGTTATGTTCATCACGCAAATTCTGAATTTGAGATTGTTGCACCTCTGTAAATTCTGGCCAAGCAGTGTCTGCGTTGGGTCTAACAAAAGTATATTCTACTATAAAGGCCATAATATTCTCCTTGAATCGAAATGTTTTCTCTTATTTATAAGAAATTGTGACTGTATCGTCAGAATATTTACGATCATGTTCATACAATGCTAAGAAACCATAATGAATAATCTTCACAATATCTTTGCGCCATTCGTCTGGCGTTTCACCTTTCTTACCGTATCGACCATTATACTTGTCGATGTTGCCATGAAAGAACCCGTCACCGTGTCCTCTATCGACAATGATCTCGGCGGACTGAAGTCCGCCTTGACCGTAGTGAGCATTGTAAGTAGAGTCTATGTAATCCATAAACTCTTTTACCAGAACGTCTTCGTTAAACTTATAAATTTTCTTTGTCATTAAAATGATACCTCTGAGGTAGATTCACTCTGAGTCAGCTCTTCCTGTGAAGTAGATTCCTCGTTTGACGGATCAACCTTAGTGTACAAATCGATGAAGGCTTGTTTAGTATCCTCATCAAAGCGATTTGTACACAGGGTGATTGCTTTAAGCTTGTTATTGAAAACAGCATAAGCATTCACAATATGTTCCAGCCTGCGAGTGCTAACAAGTTCATCGATAGCACCTTCATTAAAGGTCTTACGGATAACGTCGGACCATGTGACCAGATGTGTAGCGAAATCTTCATCTACACAACCTGCACGGTCCATTTTGTTGAGAACAATCTTTTTCTCAACTGACATTGTAGGGTACTCCTGCTCAACGGTGATGGCAAATCTCTCCAAGAAAGCCTCGTCAAGTAACTGGGCGCTAATAAATTTACCATCATCAGAGCCACGACCTTTTGTATTAGCCGTTGCCATGATTGTAAATCCGCTAGCAGGAGTTATGGTTTCGCCAGTCTTTTTATTGAAGTAGGACTTACCCTCGAGGACAGCTTGGAGACACATCAGCTTATTCGATCCACGATCTACTTCATCTAAAATGAGAACTGCGCCCCGCTTCATAGCGGTGAGGACGGGCCCTTCTCGATAGACTACGTTACCATCAACTAGTGT